TTGCATGCCATTGCATTATGTTGTGCAATATTTGAACTGAGTTGTGCAATTTATGTATATTTGCACAACCGATATAACAGAGAATATATGACTACAGTAAAAGCATTTATAAGAACTGGGAAGAAAGATAAAGAGGTAAATGTCAGATTTCGATTATCTGATGGACGCAATGTACAGTTATTCCACAAATCAGATATTATGGTCTCTCCTACTCTTTGGGATGCCAAGACTGAAAAATATAAGGCTAAAAGTATTATAAAGTTAGACATAAGAACATCATTTAACACATCTATTGAAGAACGGAAGAATCTAATTTTATCCATTTATGGGAGCAACAAAGAATTAACCAGTGAAAAACTGGAAATCTTAATAGACCAGCACTTACATCCTGAAAAATATAACATCAGCAGTGAAGAGGAATCCATGTGTAGTATGTTCCAACGCTATGTTGACGGATGGCTAAATGCAGGTGTAATAGGTCCCGGCAGAAAGAAACATTACGATGTAGTGATAAGGGAACTGACTCGATTCCTCATTATCAATGGCATTGACGGGTTGCCGGTCAATGAATTCAATAAGGAACATATTCTAAATTTTCGTGATTTTCTACGCAAAGAATACACTCTGGTTGAAAAATTTCCAGAACTGTACGCAGAAATGAATAAGCGGAATATACCATCAAAGGAAAGAAGCCAGAATACAATTGCTGAGAAACTATTATTATTACAAGCATTTATGGTGGAGCTTGAAAGTAATGATGTTATTCCCGTATCTCCTTTCCGCAAGATAGGAAAAGAAAAAGAGTCCATTATGAAGCAACAATATGACGAGCCTTTCTTTCTCACCAAAACAGAATTCAATGAAGTTGTCCACAAAGAATGTCCCGAAACATTGCAGCGAGTAAAAGATGTATTCGTTGTTCAATGTTGTTTCGGTTGCCGTATAGGTGATTTCAGACGATTCACTTTTGATAATATCAGCATTGAAGAAGGAATACCTTACATTCATTATTTACCTCAGAAAACACACAAGGATGGACTTATACGCACTGAGATAAAAACTCCCATCATTCGTATTGCTTATGATATTATTATGAAGTATAAAGGTAGGCTACCAAGCAATGCTTTGTTACCCTATTATCCTGATGGCAATGGTGAAACCGGGTACAATTATCAAATAAAAAAACTACTTGAATACTGTGAGATTAGCCGGAAAGTGGCAATGTTTAGTGCGGCATTGGAAACAAATGAGTACAAATCCATATATGAGATTGCAAGCAGTAAACTTGCCCGTAAAACTCATGTAGATTTAATGAATAAAGTTCAGATAGATAAATACGCAGCAGGACTTCATGCAAAAGGCAGTGGAGCCGTAGACAGATATACTGGATTAGGTATAAAAGAACGTTTTATTTTAATGTGTGCGGCTTTTGGCTGTAACCAGTATGAAGTTGACAATGATTTATCTGTAATGGAATAGGCTCACTTAGTATCTCATATTGATACTCTGTTATTTGACACCATCCCCGTAGTTGAGCAGCTACGGGGATTTTTTACTGAAAAAGAAGCGATTCATTCAACTGTCCTTTCCACAATCTCCATCACTACATGGCTTGACTCCAACCAGAGCCAATACCACAGCCAAAGCATAATCCCACCCAACCAAACAAAAGCCACATCAATATAGTACAAATTTAATATCCTGCTAACCAATACACATAAGAGTTCTCCGCAAAGCACATAGGCAGCAACCATAGTAACAAGCTGGTCATTGGCAACAGTTATCAAAACCAGAATGCCTATAACGGGAAGAAGGGAAATACAATCAATTAGAAGTTGTTGTTTGTCATTCATAATACAATAGGGATTAGAATACAAATATAAACATTATTTTGTATAAAACAACCCTCTATAATAGGAATTTCTGACAAAAAAGAAACGAACTATTATTACAATATAAACAAAAAGAGCGACTATTCAGCCGCCCCTTTCGCATTAACGAGATAGACATAAAAGTATCTCAAATCATCTCTGTAGATGGATGCCGAACCACTACAGAGTTTCCATTCATTCTACAGTTTCTCCTTTTTCATTCAGAAGTACCGTCACTTCTTCAGTGGATTGATTTTCCTTGGTGATGGTCAACACAACCTTATAAATCTTACCGGTTTCTTTCTCGGAAATGAAAGCCTCCTTTATTACAGCCCCCTCATAGTCCTTAGCCAAGACATTCATAACTGCCTGAGGCAAGTCTTTTACTTCCACTTTTGTGAACTCATCCTGAGGATTTTGCTGAGTTTGCTCTACAGACTGTGTTCCAGAAACCACGTAAGCAAATGCTACTGAACTGCCTAATCCCATAACCATTGCTAATGCTACCAATACTTTTTTCATAATCGTAAGTTTTAAGTAAATAAATATAGTTTTTGTATTAACTATAGGACAAACGATATGCCATGATGTACATCAGTACATAATACATTATACATCAGCATATTATAAAAACAAGAAGGAATAATTATGTGTGGAAATATGTGGAACTGAGTACCACACATGGGGAATAATTACACAATATGGATTACTTAATTCCTGGGAAATGGAACAAGGCAGCTGAATAAGCTGCCCCTTCTATAAAACAGTCAACAAACAGACATTCACTAATCAAATGACATAAACATAAGCATAAATAACCTGGCTAAAGCCATAGCAAATGCAATTACCATATAAATTACTTTTTTCATAACTAATAATTTGGTTAAACACATATTTCCATCGCACGTTCAACAACGTACTCTTATCTCCGACAAAACCTCAGCCGCATAAAAGCTGAGGTCCAGCATGTTCCTTTCAATATCTACAATCAATTAGAGCACACAATGTTGGAACATTCTGTAAATCCAGTATAAAGAAACTGCAATGGCTGAAAGAAGGACTATACTAACACTATACACCGGATTCTACTATAAAGACAAATGTGTTTCTGAAATTCCCTACGTGATTTGAGGGAATTTTTATAAAAGAAAAGGCACGCAAACGAAAAAGCCCCGACATGTCATATACAAGGTATGAATTGTTACTGAAATATGAACAAAGGAAAAGGCAACTTATTGGGCTACCTTTCCTTTTATATAATCTATTCCCTCATTCCCCATACCTTTTTTCCAGATATTATATGTAATATATGATAAATAATCACAGTTTTCATTTATAATATTTTTATCAATACTGAACTCATTACATCTTAAAGCCTCACTGGATTTGCAATGCCTTTCAATACCTTTTTTCTTATACAAACAACATATCCTCTCGCTCGTATAATAATTCGTTTTATAATATTTACATAAGAAACAATTTCTCACATTTTCATAATTTTTATAGGCAATTACCCAACCAAAAGTCAAAGGATCTATAGTACGATTAGTATAATAATCGAATGTAATCTCAAATATAGCAGATGAATATCGATGGGTATATTCATTACAACTAATACGCTTATATAAACCTTTCATTGATTCTAATAATACGAATTTATTGAGTTGCATCCCACATGTTCTAGTAATCCCATCTTTACGCCTAAAATTATAAAACATTGTTGTTTCATCTTCTGAAATTATTCCATTTCTTATAATATCGTCTAATTCATATTCGGAGCTTAGAGCAACTTCAATAATACGCATCCCAGATTCTATCTTCTCCTTCTCACATTGATGTGAAACTAAAATCTCAATAAAAATAGGCTCATGTCTATTTTCAGAATCAGAAAGAAGTAAATCAGCCCGGAAACCTTTATATGTTTTTTCTCGAGTGATTACATTGTAATAATTCTTTAAGTTAAAAGATCGGCTCGATTTTTTCTCACAATAAGAAGTATAGTCATCATGATTCCATAGACAATGTTCAAAATTAGAGCATCTATCTTTTGTTCTAAAAGAGATATTTAATGCACTATCTGAATTAAACCACTCTTCAATTCTTTTCTTGGCAAGAGCATGAAGATAAGTTTCGTAGCTACAGTTTTGCAGTCTTATCTTATGAGCATAATGCTTTACTTTAATAGAACCTTCTTTTACAACCATTTCTCCTTTGCAATGAGGACATCGATATTCTATTCCTTTCTGAGCATTTCCAATACCAATGCAATTTTCATTCTTATCAAGAGCATACGTATATTTGAGTTCTGCCATATTAAAGAATCATGCTTTATTCAACAAAAGTCATATTCATTTTTATCTTTGAAAAATGGAATTATCAGTCGTCTGCACGTTGGCTAATAAGAATTCTTCTAAAGCGGCACATTCAAAAGCCGAATCAAATGGAACCGCAATAGCTGCAATATATTTAGGTGACGTGCTCCAATAAGGGCTTCTAACCCGGCATTTCCCTTCACCATCATAACAAAAATAACTTCCAAGCCTTCTGCCAATGGCAACGGATGATTTACCTATATATAGCACATTGTCCTTATCGTCCATAATCAAATAGACTCCAGGCCTATCGGCATATGGGTAGCATTGGGGCCAGCAGTTTTCCATATTCTCTTTCCCAGGAAACAAATCATACTTGTTACTAACTGAAAAACGTGTAAGACTTGGGTGACGATACTTCTCTTCGTATAATCTCACTAATTTTAAAACCTCATCTAATTTTGCCATTCTTGGTTACTCTGTTTTTTAAATCATCGAATCCCTTTTGCCAAAAACACATATCTACAACTTTCATTGATGGATAGTGGTAGTGAAGTTTTTCAGAAATATATCTTTGGCATTGCTGTATTGTATCTTTATTGCTCTGAGAACAATCAATTATCCGCTTTAATAATTCTTCGTCAAACTGCTTGCCTTGACAATGAAATGCCCGCTTAAACAAGTCATCCAATGCAGGAACACAGCCAATGGTTCCCAACATGATTTTAGTAATCAGAGTATCTGTCGCAGCAAGGTTTAAGGATGAAGTCTTATTTTCCGGTTTATAATATGTGATTTTACTGTAGTAATCTTTGAGCGCATTGTACAACTTCATTATTTGAGAAACATCATCCATTGTAAACCATTCTTTTCGTAGGGAATGAAATTTCCTTATTATGTTTACGGCATCCATATGAATCGTATAATCTTTCCAAAGTATTCCACAACTACCTCTATACATTCCCCAACTCGCTAAATAAAAAGCAAGGTGAAGAGATAAATAGTCTACTGAATCTAAATTACCGAATGCCGTATAGCAATATTCCCATGATTTAAAGCGATGATTTGAGTCTTGAACCATATTACTCAAATATTTTTCAACGCTACTTTTTTCTATGTCTAAAATAGGAAATGTCATTTCTATATAGTTAATTGTTTGACTCAATAAATTCCTTCAACCGATACAATCTATCAATGGCCGGATTGTAGAAAGCATCCGGATAGTGCTGCTTAATATCGCAGATATTCGCATTAACATACATAGAGGTGTCAAAAATATGTTCTGCCTCACTTAGCATCACCTCCTTGGGTAACTGGGTTGTTTGTGCCCATTCGATTATTGCCTTGACGGATTCCTCGTCATAGGAATATTTACTTTCTTCTGCCATAATTGCTATTTATGTTTTTATGAATTAGCCTGCACAAATATAGATAATTGAAGCCAATTACAAATGATATAGAAGCCGAAGTTATAGGAAATATTGAGGCTTTGCATTAATTTTGTCACTACTTATAATTTTTTACACCATATGAGCCCAAAGAATGTATATGAATTAATCCAGGAAAGACTGGAAGTGATTTTTAAAGAGTTCGACAATATATACATTTCCTTTTCAGGTGGAAAGGATAGCGGAGTGTTGCTGAACCTATGTCTGGACTATATGCGTAGGAACCGGCTGAAGCGCAGGATTGGAGTGTTCCACATGGACTATGAGATACAGTACAGTATGACCATTGACTATGTGGACCGGGTATTGGAGGCAAACAAGGACATGCTGGACGTGTACCGTGTCTGCGTGCCTTTCCGTGTAACGACCTGTACCTCCATGTACCAGAACTACTGGCGTCCCTGGGACGAAGCAAAAAAGGAAGCATGGGTCAGAGAAATGCCGGAGGGCGCAATGACTGTAGACGATTTCCCTTTCTATAACCGCAGGATGTGGGACTATGAATTTCAGACAGAGTTTTCCCGTTGGCTCCATCAACGGAAAGCTGCACGGCGTACCTGCTGTCTGGTGGGCATACGTACCCAAGAAAGCTACAACCGTTGGCGCACAATCTATCGAGGTGTGAAAGAGCAATATAAGGATTACCAATGGAGCACGAAAATCGGTGAGGGTGTGTATAACCTATACCCACTGTTCGACTGGAAAACGGAGGATATATGGATTGCCAACGGCAAATTCCGATGGGATTACAATAAACTATACGACCTCTACTACCAAGCCGGGGTAAGCCTTGACCGGCAACGGGTGGCAAGTCCATTCATCAGTGAGGCCATTGAGAGCCTTGCCTTGTATAAAGTCATTGACCCCAATACTTGGGGACGGATGATAGGACGTGTAAACGGAGTCGGCTTTGCCGGACTTTACGGCAATACCCGTGCGGCAGGAAGGAGAGCGATACGTCTGCCGGATGGATATACCTGGAAGTCATTCATGGAATTCCTGCTTTCGACCCTGCCGGAACATACCAGGAGAAGATACCAGGCCAAGCTGGAAACCAGTATCAAATTTTGGAAGGAAAAGGGTGGAGTTCTCAGTGATGAAGTCATACAGAAGCTGAAAGACCGCAATATCCCCATCCAGGTAGGTGACAGCACCAACTATAGGACAGACAAGAAACCAGTACGAATGGACTACCTGGATGACATTGACATAGAAGAGTTCCGAGAAATTCCCACCTATAAGCGTATGTGTATATGTATCCTGCGTAACGACCATACCTGCAAGTATATGGGGTTCGCCCTAACCAAGGAGGAGAATGAAATGAAGAGCAATGCCTTGAAAAAATACAAGGATATTTTATAAATACTGCATTGTACAGTAAACATATAAAACTGCCCCGACTTTCGCAAGCCAGAGCAGTCCAATTTATAAATTTAAAGTCTTATGATGAAGATTGTCTGTTGCGCCAATGTTTTACTATCAGCATAACGACAATCAAAACGGTTACACAAACACAAGCAAAACCAATTTGTTTAAGCAAGGTGGATTCTTTTTTTTCTTTTATAGTTTCTGACCGTTTTTCCTCACGGGTATTGGAAATGGTTCTTTTATCAGCCTTGACACTCGTAGTATCGGCTACTACCGTCTGTCTATCCTCCTTCTTATTGAAATCACCTTCTACATGACCGTCAGCCAATAACGGAGATTTCCCGGTCAGGCTGTCGGGCGGTTTTCTTGTATCATAGATACGGAAATCAATCACATAGTTACCATTAGCGGTAATGAGTTCGCTCAAAGAGGTACTTGCCCCATGTACGATATCGACCGATTCACTCGTGCTGTCCTTTCTGATTACTTCTGCATCGGACTTGACAGTTTTATGAGAGCTGCCACATGATAACAATAGGAACAGACACATGAAAGGAGCCAGCAATATATGCCGGCTTACCCAGTTCATAACCTTAGCCAACATAGGCAATGTCATTTATACGGTTCATCCAGCCTCTCTTGAATTTATTGTTAGCCGGACGTTTCCTGCATATATCCTCAATGAAGTCGAACCGTGCAATCTTAATCATGTCGAACAACTCACGCGGGTTCCTGGCATTCACCGCAGCAAGTGTCTTAGGTCCAACAATGCCATCTACAGAAACACCAAGCAAGCGTTGAGGTATCTTTATTCCGTGTGCACCGGATGCCCACACCCAATCGACAAGGATATTAGCAACTGATTGCGATTTAATATCGTCAGCTTTCCATCTGTCCCAATAATGCGGCTTGAGCACCCGGTTAACGACATCCTCACGGGTAAGCAAACGCAGGTCATCCACGTCTATATCACCGTCACCGTCCTTGTCATAGCCGCATGATTTCCACGTGCCGATAGTCACACCCATATTCGTAGCCCCTCCCAAATCGTCAGGGTCATTTACAAAACCGCCTTCCCACTTTAGGATAAACGGCGCTAATTTATACACATTCGCCATTCTTATTTTCCTCCTTGATTTTTGGTTTTACATAAAAATACAATATATTTGCAAACGCCTTTGTTTAAACTTTAAGTTGTGTAGTATTAAGGGAAAGGGAGCCGTTGTGAAACACCTTCCTTTTTCATAATTTGACCTCCCTGAACTCCGGAAGGATGTACTGGATATTCACCGCCGCCTCATGCAATACTTTGTGAAGTTCGTCCTCACCCATCCCGGTATCATCAGTAAACTCACAAAAGATATTGCCAACCCAATCCTGGGAGGAATTGAGCCTCTTGATGGCAACACTGCGGCATCCGTTCGTCGAGAGTAATGATTTGACAACCCTATCCTTGACCTGGCTGTCAATATCCGAATAGAACATGAAAAGATTCTCCGCAAGGCTTTTCGCAAATACCGCCACCTCACTCATGGGAAGCGACTGGATATTCTCACGCATACCGGCAATGCCCTTACGCTTCACCTCGAACTGTATACTAAGGAACGCCACATGTCCCAAAGGATGAGGTTGGACGATATACACCCGGTCCGCTTTCGTTTCATAAAGAACCCTCCAAAGCTCACCGAACACCCTGGCCGAGTTCTCACTCCTACGGTAACTTTTCCTTTCCTCTTCTTTCTTGAAGTACTCCACTTTTAAATCCGTCATCTTGTTCTTAGTGTACTGGTTGTAGGCGAAATAGGCAGCCGCCAAAGTTCCGAGGGCGCTGACCATGTTTGCAATGTCTATTTCCATTTGTTTTTTTTAATATTAAAGGTTATATTTGCAACGTTTCATAAACAAATTTTATATAGCAGATTGTAATACGTCTTGCCTGCGACTGGTCGGACGTATTTTTCTTGTATCCTGCATATCTCGATAAAAATGAGTATCTTTGTTTCTCATAAACAATTTTTTAATTCGACTGTGTCCTGGTTTGTTCGTGAGAGCAAACCGGATGCGAAGCTTTATAAATCTGCGCAGGGAGTAAACTTCATACCGCAACATCATACTTCTCTCTAATTCCCTGCAAAAATTCCGTTCTACCGTGAGGTAGGACGGTTTTTTATATGAATGCCCCGTGTACGAAAAAAGCAAGGCATCATCAAATACACCAACATTCTACAATCACTGCCCCCAACCATTTATTTCATCCTTGTTTATATAAACATTAAAAACTATATTTGTACCGTTTTTTGAAAACTTATCTAATTTATAAAGTCCAATTACACCCTGCTTGTGACGAGTAGGGTGTAATATTTAGTAACCAACCATACAAACGTCCGACATTGTACAAATGTACATCAGACGAAATCAAACAAGTTGTTGAATTACAATTTTCCACTGACATCCCGTGACAGTAAAAGTAATTGCTTCCACAACCTTGAAAAAGGACATAAAAAAAGAGCTCGATGACAACATAAGTCGCCACTAAGCTCTTGGTATTTATATACATTTCTACAAGCAAATATAGGAATTTATATTTGAAATCCGATTACTTATTGCATCCTTTTTAAATGTTCATCCAATGTTTTAGGATTGCATTTAAGCTTACGGCAAATAGCAGCTTTACTATAGCCATAGTCAAGCATAGTTTGAATGAGTTTTTCCTTACCCGTCAGCTTGTAATGCGAGTTATGCCCACCCTTATGCCGCCCTAATTTCTGTCCTTCGGCAACACGCCTGGCAAGACCTTCTTTGGTCCGTTGCGAAATCAAATCACGCTCAATCTGAGCTGACAGACCAAAAGCGAAGGCAAGTATCTGAGACTGTATATTGTTACCCAACTCATACTTCTCCTTTACAGTTAGAACAGTGATTTTTTTTTGCATGAGAGTGTTTAGAATGCTCATCACTTCCATCAGACGACGCCCAAGACGACTAATTTCAGAGCAAATAAGGGTATCACCCTTTTTAAGTTTTTTCAGCAAAGCGCCAAGCTTCCGTTCTTTTGCAGACTTGGTACCGGATATGGTTTCCGACACCCATCTGTCTATTTGCAGTTCTCTTACCTTACAAAACTTCTCTATCTCGAATTTCTGATTCTCAACCGTTTGCTTATCTGTCGAAACACGAATGTATGCGTAAATCATTTTTGTCGTGAAGATAACTTTAATCATTAGCCTTACCAAAACAGAATTCAATCGCCCCTTAAATGTGTTAAGTATGGCAGAGAAGCAAGATATTCAAGAAAATGCAATGGGTGGCGGCACTCCAGCACGGTTGCGTGGGTTGGCAGCGAACGGCAACAGTATATCACCGACATTGGCAGAAGTAATAAGTGCAATGCCGGTAGCAACAGAGACAAACAAAGGGCTTATGCAAGCTAATGGATTTGAACAAGGTAAGATTATATTAAGTGAAGGATACAATAATAAAATCAGTGCTGGTGTATATTCATCTACTGATAATTTAGATAATATGGGGACTGGAATTTTATTAGTGCTAAGAGGGTTTCAATACACGGCCCATTTATACATTACCAACTCTGCAAGAATATATATTAAAACCATCCGTAGCAATGGAGAGATTTTAAAAGATTGGACGTTGATAAATAATACCTAAATATAAGAGAGCTTTTGAGCCTTCATTTCTCTGCCGTGTTCTTTGCCCATTAAACGTACAAGGGTATGGCAGAACAAGATATTAGGGAAGAGCAAATGACTGTAACCAACAGTGTGGATTATCTGCGAGGCTTGAAAGGGAATAATAGCGTGTTGATTAGCGTATTAGATGCTATATCAAATAAGGCAATTGTTAATAAAGGACATGTTAAGACTGACGTCCTTAATATCGTTGGGAACTATGTTGCATATTCAACATCAGATATTGATGGCAGCGGAATAGATGGTTGTCTTATCTCGATAAATCCGACCGGGCTTGAAGGTGCACAGATTAAAGTTGCATATAATATGAGCATAATTAAAGTTAGAGCTGCCTATAATGTCGATGGAGCAGCGAAATGGTCAGATTGGAAGTCAATAACTATTACTTGAGCTAACTATTTATTTCCTCCTTTTGCTTCTTTGCCATACTCTTTGCCCCTTAAATGTGAGAATATTATGGCAGAGAAGCAAGATATTAGGGAAGACCAAATGACGGAAATGACGAATCCTCAGAAAATTCGGTGTTTGGATTCAGAAGGAAATAGCGGACTTATACTATTATCCACGTTATTATTGAAAACGATGAGGACTGCAGGATATTTATCAAACAATGATTTGAAAAATGTTGGAACAAGTTGCGGATATACTATATCTACCGAAGACGGCTCAGGAATTAATGGCCTATTCCTATCAATTGAAGCAATGGGATATTATTTCCAAATTAAAGTCTCATATACTGGAGACTCTTTGAAATTTAGAGTATACAATAAAGAAAGCGATATTTGGATTAATTGGCGCTCTATATCTTTTACTTAA